CATAGCAGCTTGTTTAAACTGATCCATCTGTGTACGTTTTTCAGGGTTCTGTTCTAAGTACTGTTGAAAGCCAGACATGTCACCAGTATAACCTAGCGTACCTGCAATACGCTGCATGGCATCTGGTTTAAAACCACCGAATGTAGGATTTTTAATTTGATTAATCATGTCTATGCCTTATTTGTTTAGTGTCATCCAGACAGCACCTGCTATAAATGTTAGTACACCTACCGTTGTTATTTTTACTACTGTAGTCCAGATACCTTTACGGGTATCTCGCCACGCTTCTAGTAGGCCACGCATTTCGGTGATGTCCTTTTGTGCTTGGTCATCTAACAGTCCAATAGAACGTAAGGCTTCCTTTGCCCCACGTCTAGCTGCACGATCTAGCATATCTTCTATTTCATCTGTTGTTAGCTTAATGTCAGACATAACTTACACTTTATGGCTTAGTAGGCCAGTCAGCCTCATCCAAGTGAGGCCAGTTAGCGTGGCTTGTGATGTCACGCAGTGCTTGACGATATGCTGTTTGTTCAGAAGTCATAGTCAAGTCAGAAGATGCCCACCAGTCTGTTTCAGATAGTAGATTATTACGTTGAGTACGACTATCTTTTTCAGTAATTACATCCTTAGCTGCAATTTCTTCTGCTGTTCTGTTTACAATACTATAGTTAATAGTCCAAACATCATTTACCTGCTCTGCAGAAGTATTAAGAATAACGTCTTGCGTTCTAGTATCATAATCAGGAATATCTCCTATTACAGCAGGATACACATCGTAAGATGCAAGAACAGATTCTTTTAACGTCTTAGGAAAAGACGTGTTAGGATTATCACGGCGTAGTTGCCCTATTGTGTATCTAGTGGCTGTACCGTTTGTTACCTTTACGTACATTTGGTTGTCCTCATTCTAGGTTTTCTTTAATAAGCTTTAAAAGCTTTTTCTTATATAAACTGTTACTAAAAAAGTTATACAGTTCATTTAGTTTAGCATTCTTGTATGCTGTTTTTAACATTCCCGTTTTTGCGGCAATAGAAAAAATGTCATCAGTTAGATCGTAATAAGATAGCCTTACTTTTTTATCTGTGTTAAACTTTACATATAGAAGAGGCTCACCTCTCTTGACTTCTACTTTATTTATGTTACTCATGACATAAGCAGGATGGATACTCCTAAACCATTTACCTATGTCAAAATTACCAACCACCATAGGAGCTTTTATATTATGCATATACGGTGGCAGGGTAGACATACTTAAACTTTTTTCACTAAAGAATATTGGACCCATAGAAGAAAAAGTTTGTATTAACCTAAAATCGTATGTACCCTTTGAGTCATCAAAGTTTACTGTTTCTGGAGCCATCTTTTGTTTATTACCAGACATATGACTCATTAAAGGCTGTCCGTTTTCGTCATACTCAAATGTGTAGTCATAAGGCGCATAATACACAAACGTATTCTTTATTTCTTCTTTAAAAGCAGGACATTTAAGTATATCTAGTTTATCTTCTTTTTTATATTGTTCAGTTAGTACCTTATTTAACGGCTGTAACTTTTGCTGTAGTAATGTTGTTGTATCCATACCAGTATGCATAAAGCTTGTGTAGACTTTAGTAGTCATAATAACCCCCTTTGTTATAAGAAGATTATTATACTACATTTAATGTAAGCCGTCAAACCAATCTTCTGGCAATACAGTACAACCAAAAGCACTACTCATTTTACTTTCTGCATTTGCTCCAAAACTAGAAAAGTTTCTTGTGTAAGTACCTTGACTTGCAGAACATTCTAAACATTGAGCTTGAGAATAACCTGCCATAAAAAATGTGTCATTGTCAGGGTAAAAAACTATATCAATAGGTCTTGCGTTTGTTCCACTACCTGCGGGAACAGTTACGTCTGTAATTGCATAACTATTGTTTCTATCCCAAAGCCTAACCCCATAATAAGGACTAGAACTAAGCCTATAACCTGCGGCTATCCATCTATCGTCGTCCGATATAGCTAAAGCTTCTATCGGCGCACCGGAATTTAAAGTACCAGCACCACTAAAATCTAATGAAGTATAGTTACCTTGTAATACTTTTGTAGAGCCATCGTACTCTGTTATATTATACTGATCCCATACTTTAATTGCTCCTCCATTAGCGATAGTTCTATTCATAGTATCATTCGGATAAGCTATAACATTACCTGACTTACTAATTGCAGGTGTCTTGTCTGTACCACCATTAGCTATGGTATTATCAGATGTTATATTAGCTATTGCTCCTGTACTACTATTAAAAGAAGCTAAATGAAGATGGTTCTGGGCTGCGCCTTGAGTATAAACTATGTAGTCACCCCAAGTAGCTGCTTGATAACTTGTAGTGTTAAGTGTACTAGGAACGGACGAAACATTAGTAGAGCTAGGGCTTAAAATACTATTGATTCCTATTTCAAAGATATCATCGCACCTAAAATAAAAATGATTACCACTGTTAGCATGTGGCACTATTCTGTTTACACTAGCACCACCTCCACCGCCAAAGACATATACAGTACCATCATAATTATTATAACCACTCCATTGACTAGAAGAGTTACTAATATCCCATATAGCACCACCTATAGCACTGTATCGGCCCCACCCACCAAAACCAATCCATTTACTTTTGTATCCATTATCCTGCCACCCGTGAAACAATCTTTCATGTGAACCTGCAGCAGAGGTAGTAGCACTTGGCTGAAAAGTAGAAGTAACATCAGCATAGTTATTTTGTATATCCCATATCTTACCTGTACTTTGAAATGTTACTAAGTATTTAGCAGGAACTGATCCACCTGCTGCAGCCATCATTGCTTTTTTAAAGTTAGCCATTTTGTATTATCCTAACGCTTTTCCTGCCGTAAAGCCATACCATGTTGTACCGCCGTTATATGTATAAAACACAAACTGATCTACTGCGGATGCTGTACCTGTAAGTAGAGGCGTTGCAGAAAAAGGCCAATCTACTGAGCTAGGCCACGTTATTGTATAACCACTAGCACTTGCATCCTGTGTAACCTGTAATGTAAAGCCGTATGCTGTACCACTAGCAGGTGGATTACTAAATGTAAACGTAGTGTTTTCACTTAATGTATGGCTGAATACATTACCTGCTTCACAGTTAATTGTTGTGCTACCACCCGATGAAGAAACAGCTTGGTATGTTTCATTATACGAGTCTACTACAAGTTCACCCGTAATGTCAACATCGCCTGTGTAAGAACTTAGGTCTATACTAGAAAGTTTACTATCAAGCTGTGTCTGGATGTTAGACGTTACACCGTCTACAAAGTTTAACTCTGCTGTAGAGGCTGTTACGCCATCCAGAATGTTAAGCTCTGTTGTGCTTGCTGTAATGCCATCTAGTGTGTTTAGTTCAGCAGTTGATAATGTTGCCCCGTCAAGAATGTTTAACTCTGCACCCGTAGCAGTTACGGCTGTACCACCTAAAGTAACACCAGTTGTAGTAATAGTAATGTTAGATGAACCATCAAAGTTAGCAGCACCTGACGTTACACCTGCAATAGCAATTGTACGTGCTGTAGTTAACGCATTTGCTGTAGACGCAACACCGACAACTGTAGCATTAATACTGCCATTAACTGTAAGATCACCCGTAACTGTGCCATTACCTGATACAGCTAAAGTTCCAACATTTGCAGTATCAATAGAGCCAGTATCAATGTAAGCAGTGCCATCAATATAGGCGTTACGCCACTCAGAACCAACGGCACCAAGATCGTAAGAGTCATCAACAGAAGGAATAAGACTTGAAGCAATATCTGCATTTACTGTCACCGTATCTGAAGCTGCATCACCAAGTGTTGTGTTACCATTAACTGCAAGAGTGCCAGTTAGTGTTGTGTTAGTTGATACAGATAATGTACCTGTAATAGCAGTTGAGCCTAAACTAACTGCACCTGAAGATGTAATAGAACCATCTAGGTTAAGATCACCTGCTAGATAAGCATCTTTGTATTTCAGACTAGATGTACCAAGGTCTACAGTGTTAGTTGTCTTAGGACGCAGTACAGAGGCTGTAGCAACCACATCCTGTGATGGTCCAATGACTGTAATAGGCGCACCTTCAGATGTAGTACCGTCATGCGTATGGCCTGTACTAGCATTAAAGGCTGATTCAACAGCGTTAAATTCATTGTCTAGGTCATCAGCATCAATAACATTACCATTAGAAATGTTATTAGCTGTGTCTGCCCTTACATAACCTGTACCCATGAGTTTTCCTTACTTCCTATTGTTTTCAGCAAATTCAAGTATTGCTGTATCTAACAAAAATGCTGAATTAGAACTATCATCTTCTATTCTTAGTGCTACTGTATTACCTGAACCTATAATGTTATTATTAAAAGACTGTGTACGAGGTTCACCAAATGATGTTGAGCCAAAGATAGCTGTATTATTACCGTAGAAACCACCACCACCTGCATCAGAGACTAATGAAAATGTAGCAGGTTGTATTTTGTTTCTGTCATTTTGGTTATAACGAACATTGCAGTCAATGTTAATGGCACCAAAAGGTTTAATATACAAATCTAGTTTATAAAATGTTTTACGTTTCTGTGGGTCTGTGACAGGCATAAAGGGCGATTCGTAAATAGCTACAACATTATCTCCATCACGTGATGTGCCGCTTTCCATACGATATATATAACCGTCATTGTTAGAAAACACTACATACTCATTATCGCCAATATACTGTGAATCAGCAATGTATACTTTATAGCCTTTTGTTTCAGCCCACTGAAAGCCTGTACCACCTTGGTCAATAAACTTAGTACCTAGTACACCTTTAGCAATACCAACCTTTTCACCGCCCACATAACCAAACATACGATACTGTGCTTTACCACGAATAACTGTACTTGAAAAGTTTTGTGCGTAACCTTGTAGTTCAATTACAGTAGGACGTATGTTCTTGGATGCTACATCAATACCAAAGTCACCAATCCGTTCTGTTGAGCTTAATGTACGTAGTCCATCTGGACCAAGGAACATAATATCAGAACCAACTTCTTGAATTGTGTCAGCACTTAAACAACCAAGGTCTTCGGTAATTGAACTAAGGGTAAAGTCAGCTGCGCTGTTGCCAGTTAACCGCATAATCTTATCACGACAAAATACTATTAAAGAGTCACGATAAACTTTAAGACCTGTGATATCAGAGTTAAGACCAATACTACCTGCGCCATTAGCAGGATCAAAGTCTGTGTCTGCATAGGGCGCAGTAAATACAAGCTCAGTACCTACACCAAAGAACAACGTACTTTTAAACAGTTCTACAGTGCTTGCACCCTCAACCGCAGTATTACCTGTGCCACTATTGGTAATATACGTCATAGCTTGTGTACTATCAGTATAATATGCAGGGTAGTTTATACCGTCAACAAACACAATCTTTAATGCGTTGTTAAAGTTATAGCTTACATGACGTGCTTTTGTAAAGCTTACATCACTAGCAGTTATAAGTGAAGACCATGCAGGTGTAGCGTCTGTTGTATTAATTAAATAATATACACCACTACGTGCAGCAATAAATCTTTCTTCATCCGCATTTTCAACAACAGCAAGGGCTTGTGTTACACCACTACCAGTTAGTTGTGCGTCATCTAGTTTAGTATACCCTGCTACTTTACGATATCCACCATCAAGTGAAGGCTCAAAGTTCTGCAAAATAAATGCAGAACCTACAGCGTTAATACCTTGTTGCAAGGGGCTAATGTTAGTAACCAACCCACCCGTAAATTGTACAGGAAATGTGGACCAAGCTGTAGTCATACGTTTATACTTTCAATAAACCAAATGTATTTGGGCTGCTGTACCTTACTGTAGAACGTACATAGTCATACGTATTTATATGTAGACTACGCATATACTTAATACTCTGTTCAAACTTTTGTTGTGACAATTGAGCAGATTGATTATCTCCTCTAAATTGATAAGCGTAATACATAGCACCTTCAGTAATCACATGTTTAAATTCTTGTGGTACAGTAGGTACATCATCTTGTAATTCTAACTCTACAGGATTACGATAGTATTCATAAACTAATTCATATGCTTTATCAGGTGTAGGGAATATAATAAATTCTTGACTAGGTGTTCTAGTTACATAGTTTGGCTTACCACGAATACTTGTAGTATTATTGTACTCATAGTCAGAATACTTGTCAAGGTATTCTTGATAGGTCATGCTTTGTAATTTAGTAGTTGTGATATTTAAGCTACTATTACGTTTAATCCTAAAGCTATTCATGTCAATTGTTTTAGCATCATAAGGATAACCATAGCGTGTGACACCTGCAGTTAGTATATCTTCTTCTTCTACATGATTCCAAGGCCAACCAAACTCTTCGTGATTGATATGGCGAATAGCGGAATTAACTGCATCTTTAGCTGTATTGTAATAACCTGTAGCTGTAGCAAAGTTAGAACTTGTAAGCTCTACTTCATTGAGCCTACGGTTTACTTCATTCACAAGTCCAAGAAAGTTATATGCCATTATTTTTCCCTCACACGTAGGAATACAGTACGTTCAAATATTAAACCATCAGAGGTAGTAATGTTACAATATAGTTTATATTTAATGTTATCTGTACCAAGCCCCATACGTGCAGTTGCTGTTGTATTTGTACTTGTAGCTGACACTAATTGAATACCATAAACAATAGGACCACTTGCAACTAGTTCAGTTTTAGTTCCATCTGCATCATCTACATACCATGTAACGGAGTTAATGGTTGCTGGCGCAATAAAACGAGACCAATCAATACTGTAATCGGTTAATTCATCTGGGTCTTTATTGGGCCATTTTAATGACATTCTGTGTTCCTATTATGCTGCACGTACATAGGACGTGTTTGTATTAGAAGATGCGGCAGATATATAAACTGTACGTTGTCTACTATAGTCATCTTTGATTGACTCATAGTCAAACTGTACCGTATCAATTGTTTCATTACCTACAGTAAATGTACCCTGTACGCCTGTTGGTATTACTACAGCTTGGCAATCTGTTGTAACAGTATTTCCTAATACTGTACCTGCTACACCTTTATCTGCTAGACTGATGTTAGCATCTGACTCAACTACAACTTCGTCACCATCTACTAGAAGTGAGTCAGTGATAATCTCTAAGCCAAACCCTGTAGGTTGGATAGTTGGACCAAACCCTGCATCAACAGTAAGGTAAGCAAGGTTAGCTGCATTTACAATGTCTGTAGAGGCATTTGTACCATCAAAATGTAATAGTGCTAACGTGTCATCATCTACTGCAAAGGCAGAGGTAGGTGGAGTAAAGCCTGTTCCAGTATATTGTGCTACATCAGAAAGTCTTACTTCGTCAATGTAACCATCAAAATCACCAAAGTTATTTTTACCTACAGTAAAAGTACCATTGTCTGAGCGGTTAGCAGTAGAACTTGATTCCTCTAATGTTCCGTTAATGTACAGTCTATGAACGTTTCCTTCACGTTCAACCGTAATCATAGTCCAGACATTTGCAGAAACTCTGGTATCAGAAATAAAGAGAGTCGTTGATCCTGCAACAGTACCTTGGACTTGATCTCCTATTAAATAAACACTTAATAGAGAACTTGTACCAGACTGAAATAGTCCTTTATAACCTGTAACATTGTCAGGTCTAATCCACATATCTACTGTGAAATCACCTGAACTTAAATCAATGTTACTATCAGACTCTACATAATCATCTGTTCCATCTAACAGTAATGATGCAGTGCCAAACTTTTGTTGTGCTGTAGAAAGTTGTGCATCACCCTCTGCTGTAAATGTTGAGAATGAGTTAGAGCTAGTTATATTACCTGTAGCAGATACACCAGTAATAGTAGGTGTAGTACCAACGCCTAAGATAAATGTTAGGCCATCATCTGCTGCACCTGTACCTGCT